GTGCGGCGATGGCGTGGCAAAGGATACAGCGGGTGCTGTCCGCTGGCTGACAGAGTCTGCGGAACAAGGGAACCAGTACGCCCAGTATGCTCTCGGCAAACTGAATCTGCTGGGGAAGGATATCCCTCAAAACTATGAAGCCGCCGCCAGCTGGTTCACCCTCGGGACGAGCAGGTCGAGCTGCTGCACGATGCGGCTCACGTCGAGCTCCTCGTAGGCGCGCAGCACGTCGGGGAGCTCCCGGAGCGCGTTCATGGCCTTGGTGATGCTCAGCCCTTCCAGCTCGCGCAGGGGCGCCACGGATTGCGCTATCCCCCCGAACCTGGCCGCGGCGTCCTGCGGCATAATCGCCGCAGCCTCGGCGATCGCCCTGAGCTGGTTGGCCACGGAGCTGCTCACCTTGAGGTCGGTGAGCGCCCTCACGGCCTGCAGCGACGAAAGGCGCTGCGCGGCGTCCGCGGGCATCTGCGATATGCCTGCTGCCGCAGAGGCCAGGTTCGCCCCGAGGTTCTTGGGCACTTTGATGTCCGAGAGCGCTGACAGGCTCCCTATGGAGCTGAGCGACGCGAGCTTCGACGCCGCGTCGGGCGGGAGCGCGGCGAGCGCGTCCGCGATCGCCTGCACGCCCTTGCCGACCGAGGCATCGACCTTCGCGTTGCCGAGCTCCCTCAGCCCCGACATGTCCATACCGGACACCGACGCCCTGAGCTTGCTCATCCCGTCGGCTATGCCGGCGAGCTTCGACGCGCTGCCCCCGATGCCGGTGCGGAGGCGGTCCATGGCGTCCGCGAGGGCGCCTATGTCGCTCGCGGCCGAGGACGCGTCGCTGCTGACCTCTATCGAGAGCTCGTCGATCGTGCCGTCTGCCATGTCGCCTCCTTCCCGTAGCTGCGAAAGAAGGCGGAGCCTCTCCTACCCCTTGCTGGAAGCCCGCTCGGCGAGCTTCTCGTTGGCCTTCTCGGCCATCGCCATGAACAGCGCCTTGTTGCGCTCCATGGCCTCCCTGCGCTTCTCCTCCTCCGTCATCGGCTTCTCGGCCATGCTCCCGAAGAGGGGCTTGCGCGGGTACTCGCGCGCCGACTTGGCCGCGAACGGGTTGATGGCGGGAGCCGCCGCGAGCAGCGCCTCGACCACGTAGTAGCCCGTCCTCCACTCGGCAGCGTAGGCGTTGTCCCGTCGGATGGACTCCGCCTCCCTGTAGGCTCCCGCGAGCCACGGCTCCCCATGCCAGAACTCCTCCGCGCCCATCCCTATCGCCAGGTAGGCGGGGAGGGCGGCGCGGAAGAGCTCCTCTGCGGTCCCGTATCGCTCGCCGTCGTCTGGCCGGTCGCCTACACCGCCGTCCAGCTGATCGCTTTTCCCTCTTCCGGCTCGCCGAGCAGGCTCTCGATGTTCTCGGAGTACATGCCCACCAGGGTTGCGTACAGCTCGCTCTTGTTCGGGATGCGGTCCATGATCGCCTCGACGGTCGCGGGCTTCATGCGCGGATGGTGCTTGAGGAACGCGCCGCGGAATATCGCGTCGAAGGCCGCCAGCTTGCCCTCCTGCACGTCGCGCATGGACAGCCCGTAGGTCTTCTCGGTGTTGAGGACCGTGCTCCGGTCGAACTCCATCGTGTAGGTCGTGCCCTCGTAGACGAGCTCGATTCGGCTCGCCGCCTCGTTTCGTTCTGCCATTGCGGAACCTCTCCTTTCTGCTACTCGCCCGACGTTCCCTCGTCGAGCTTAACCTCGCTGCTGGGGGCGATCGACACGCCCATGTCCTGCACGGCGCCGACGCCGCCGCCCTTCTTCCACACGGACAGCTGCCCGGTGAAGGCGAACTTGCCGAAGTCGCCGCTCGGGGTGACGACGTTCCCGGTCACGGTGCCGCCGAACCAGAGGGCGTAGTGCTCGTCCTTGCCGACGTGCCCGCTGAGCTTCTTGTAGTCCTCCAGCTTGTAGTTGCAGGTGAACTCCAGGCCGCCGCCCGTGTCGAGGATGTCGTTGATGTAGGTGTGCATCGCGTCGCTGAGCGTGGTGGTGTCCAGCGTCGGGGGCGCGCTGCCCAGGTCGGGGAACTCCTTGATGTCCACGAGCTTCGACCAGGTGGTCCCGTCGGTCGAGTTCATCAGGTAGGTCATGTACGTGTTGTGGGCCTGCTCTGCCATTTCCTTACCTCCAATACATGTTGCCTTGCTTGTCCACCAGCCCCGTGTACCTCCCGACGTATCGGTAGATGCTGGGGTCGGCGGCGTTGTCTATGGGCCTCGCCGTGAGGCGCTTCATGTTGTAGAGCCGCATCCTCTCGTCGATGATCGAGAGGATCGCCCTGCACTCCTGCTTCGCCCCGGACTGCGAGTTGCTGTAGACGTTCGCGGTCCAGATGATCGCGTTGGCGTTCTCGCCGCTGGACGAGTCGCGCCTGCCGTCCACCTCGGACGAGAACGTCTGCTCGATGAACACGGCCGGGAACATGGGCGGCGTCAGCACGTGCTCGTTGGACACGTAGGCGTCGGGGAACTCTGCGAGCACGAGCCGTGCGAGCTCGTCGTAGAGGCTCGCCTCGATGTCGATCACGTCCCGAACACCTCCCTCGCCACCGAGAGCACCGACTGGCGCATCTCCTCGGCCGCAGTCGCCATGAACGCGTTGGCCGTCTGGCCCCGCGTGCTGCGGACGTTGCCGTCCGCGTCCCGGTAGAACCACCGGGTGGGGTCGTCCGGGTCGTGCGCCGCGGGCGTCCTGCCGCGTGCTGCGGGCGTTGCCGCCCGCGTCCCGGTAGAACCACCGGGTGGGGTCGGCCGGGTCGTGCGCCGCGGGCGTCCTGCGCTCGTCGTATCCCCACGATGCCGGCAGGCTGCCAGGATAGGTGCCCTGCCCGACGACGCCCGTGCCGAACTCCACGAACGCCGCGTACTCGCCGTCGCACACCACGAGGAACTCGGACGGGCCTTCCTGCTCGTAGCGGATGGTGCCGGCGAGGGCGCCCGTGTCCTTGCGGACCGTCGCCACAGCGGCCTCCACGCCTATCGCGGCAAGCTCCTCGCAGAGGCGGGAGCACTTGCCTTCGAGCGACTCGGCGTAGGACCGCACCTTCGCCGCCGCCTGCGCAACGGACGACTCGAAGAGCCTCATGCGCACCCTCACGGCCGCACCTCCACACGCTTGGCCGCGATGACCGTGAAGTCCCCGTGCCGGGCGACCTTCTTGACCACGTGGTCGTGGGGGCCGTCGTCGGGCGGCGAGTCTATCCAGAGCACGTCGGCCTCGCCAACGTCGAACAGCGGGTCGTCCACGGTGAGCTGGCGGTCGTAGTCGAGCTTCACGCCGAAGTACGCTCCGTCGGCCCTGCCGGTCGGCATCGTCGCTGTCGCCAGGAACCCTTCCGGGTCCGAGCGCTCGACGATGTTCTTCCCCGTGAGCCTGCCGTCGGCCTCCTCGGGCACGACCCGCTCGAAGCGGGCGATGTGGACGGCCCGGCGGTCTCGGTCGATGCTCCTCATCGGGGCACCCCCGCCTGCGGCACGATTCCGGAGAGGTAGCTCAGGGGGATGCCGGCCGACTCGTAGCTGCGGGACACGCCGCTCTCGGTGTGGGAGGTCTCCCCCTCCGCCCCACGGCGGTTGACCAGGTAGACGGCTATCGCGACCGTCTGGCGATGCAGGCGCTCCGGAACGTCCTCCCAGCCCGCCTCGGGGGCGAACGGCCACATGCGCGACACGACCTCCCCCTTCGCGAGCTCCAGGTAGTGCGGGGCGAAGCGCGACAGGCGCGCGTCGTCCACCAGCAGCTCCACCTCGGCCAGCATCTCCTCGTCGGTCATGGGTGCCGCCTAGGCCTCGTGACCGGGGGTCGTCATCTTGCCGATGAGGATGCCGCGGGCGTCCGGGTAGGCCATCTGCCAGTTCGCCTTCGCGAACAGCTGGTCGTTCGTGGGAGACTCGCCCATCTTGGTAGGAGCCTTGAAGCTCATCCCGTTGGGGTGGATGGTCTCGCGGCGGCGGGTCCCGATGAAATCCATGCCGCCGTTCGCCACCGGGTCGCGCCAGAACTCGACGGGGTGCTCCACCGGGGCGGACGCATGGCGCAGCGCTCCGACGCCGTACAGGTAGGTGTCGTAGGTCTTCGCCCCGCCCTCGGCGACCGTGGCCGGCATCGTGTCGTCGATGAGGCAGGTGATGCCGTTGACGTTGATGGTGCGCACCTCGGTCGTCATGCCGTTGGCGTCGGTGTAGCGGAGGAAGTTCGACCGGTTGAGGTCCTCGAACTCCTGGGCTACCGCCGAGTGCATGATAGCCATGACGATGAGGCCCTTGCGGTCGCCCCAGATCTCCTGGCACACGTCGGACAGGGTGTTCTCGTCGAGCTTGGCCTTGGCGACCGCGTTTGCCGCCATGTCGGCCACGCCGAGAACGCCGTTGCTGATGCCGAGAATGTTCTTCTGGGTCCGGCGCTGGTAGAACGGGGAGATGCGGCTCGCAATGTGGGCCATGGGCTTCGCGGTGGTGAAGTCGGACACGAACTGCGGCGCCTTCCACGCCTTCATGCGTCCGAACACAACGCCGGTCTGGGACGCGCCGCTGCTCTCGCTGGCGGTCATGTCGGTCTTGCCGTCGTAGTTGTCCTCTTCCTCGTCCGCGAGGTCGTTGAAGAACGGGATGGTGAACAGGTTGGACCCGTTCGCGATGAGGGATGCGATGTAGGCGTCCTCGACCATGGCGCCGCTAGACACCATCGCGTTGCGGTACAGGTCAGGCACCTGTCCCCATTCGAGCGCGAAGATCTCCTCGTCGAAGGGGTACTGGGTGTTTCCGATGGTAAGCGTTCCGGGCATCTTTGCCTCCTAACTAGTCTTTCTTCAGGCGGGAGATGATCGAGTGGTCCGTCTGCTTCAGGGCGATCTGCTGCTCGTACGGGAGCTTCAGGAAATCGGAGACGGTCTTCGGAACGGAATCCGCCCCGTCGTCTCCCTGCAGCTTCGGGTTGTCCTTGAGCAGGGCATCGCGGGTTGACTTCTCCACGGCCTCGCGCTGCTTGGCAACCATGCTGACGAGCAGGTTCGCCCCCGCACGCGTCTTCTCCGCATCGTCGCAGACGACCTGCTTGACCAGCTCGTCGATTGACTCGGCGTCGAAGCATCCGGCCGATACGAATATCTCCCTCGCGTCGAGGCCGTTGGACTTGAGCAGGAACTCCCGCTCGCGCGCCTCTGCGGCCTTCTCTCGCTGGGCGATGCGCTCCTCTTCGGTCATGCCCTCCTCGATCCGCGCGTTGGCCTCTTCGAGCGCGGCCTTGAGCAGCGCCTCGCTGCTCTTCGCGTCCCCCAGGGACGCTTCGGCCTCGCCGAGCTTCGACTCGGCTTCGCTGAGGCGGCGCTTGAGCGGGTTGAGCTCGGAGCCGACCTTGTTGAGGATCGCGTCGATGTCGTCCTCGGTGGCGTTGGGGAAGATCTCCCGGACTTCTTCTATCTTCATCTGCTACCTTTCGGTTGACGCCTGTTGTTCACGCGGACGGCTCCGCCGCTTTCTCGTGGCCGCTCGCGCGGCCGTATCGCTCACGCGGCGCTACGCCGCGGTGTCGCCTTCCTGGGGCACGCCCGCCTGCGGCCCCTCGGCCGACCCGACGGGCTCGGCATCGTCGCGACCGGGCGCCGGGGGCACGACGGGCGCGTTGTCCTCGGCCCACTCCGCCGACTGCTTGTACGCGGCATCCGGGTCCGTGAAGAGGCCGCACGATTGGAACGCGAGCTGCGGATGGATCTTCCCCGTCTGCAGCATCGTGGTCAGCACCTGGGACTTGACCAGGATGTTCTCGTAGTTGCGCCTGTTGAAGGCCAGCTCGATGTCGCGTATGCGCAGGTCGAGGTCAGTAGCGGAGCTCTGCCGGCATATCGACAGGACCACCCGCAGGAACTGGCGCTCGGAGCGCTTGAACTGCAGCTCGTAGCTCTTCGCGTGGCTCTCGGCGAGCGTCCAGCCGTCCCGCAGCAGCACTGCCGCCCCGGTGTCGGAGGACGAGCCGGACACGCCGTTCCTGTTGGGCATGCCGCAGATGTTCACGACGCTCTGGTAGAGGTCCTCCTTGACGGTCTGCGTGCCCGTCTGGTCGAGCGGGCTGTTGAGCATCTCGATGGACGCCTTGACGTTCGGGTCCAGGCTCCTTATCTTCACGGCGCCCTTCTCGCGCATCGCGTCGTACGACTCGGCGTCGATGCCGCAGTCCTTGAAGACCATGAGGGACTGGACGACCTGCTCGATGTCGTCCACCCGGTCCGACTCTATGGTGTTGATGGCGTCCAGGAGGGGGATCACCGCCTCGAAAACGCCCATGCGCGCGT